ATAAAGTGTATTGCTTTCAATAAATCTTGCTTCTTTCCTTTGTCTCGATGACGTATTATATATTTTATAGCACAACCCTCGGGATATAGCAATTCGTTCTCTACTACAAACTTACTGGGTTGAATTTTATACTTTTGATAATGAGATCCTCCGTGCTGCTTATCCCAAACGTTTTTCTTTTTCATAGTTCTAAAATATCCCTTCTGTGATTTTGTATTCCTGCTAAAGAAGCTCTACTAGGAGAAGAACTTCCTATGCTCCAACAATCTACTTTACCTCTACTGTAAGCAACATAAGCTAATCTTACTGGTTCAAAACTACGAGGTTCTTGTCTATAAATTGATAAGTCAACTATAACGTTATCAAATGTTAAACCTTTTACTTTGTGTATTGTATCGTGTTTGACTCTTGGAGTTTTATCTGTATCCATACCATTTATTAAAACTTTATTAATGTAGGGTGTTTTTTCTATTAATTCTTTTTTAGTTACAATTTGTGAAAATCTTTCAAATTGTTTTGCTTCTGATTTTATAAATCCCATGTCAATTAATTCTTGAATATTATAATCTTTATTAATTAAAGTTTTTAAATTATCTACGTCGCTTTTACCATGAGCTTTTACTGACTTACCTATTATAGGCCAATAGTCTAATACTTGTTGTTTAGAAACAGCGTCTTTTAAAAAAGTTTTCCAACTTTTAAAACATTGAAAGTGTTTCCTGGACACATGGGGATTCCCTGATAACAAAGAATAGTCTATTCCATTATCTTGTAAAAATTGATTTATTCTTTTATGAGTAGGGTTTCCTCTGTATGTAAATAAAAAAGTTTCATTGGTGTTTAATATTTTATTAATTAAAATATTTTTAGCTTGGCAACTTTGTTCTAAGCTTGGAATCCAATAAGATTTTCCAACGGTTTCTGTTGGAGTCCAAGTTCTTTTTGCATAATCACCATACTTTTCCCAAACAGGTCTAATAATGTTTTTACATATTTTATTTATAGTTTGACCACATCTTTTACCCTCAGTAAGTTCGTTTGCTTTTGCCTCTTTTGAATTAGCTAATGCATAAAAAAATTCAGGATCAGATCCTGCATATTCGTGAATAGTTTGGTCCGCATCTCCTATAAAAATAAATTCTTCAGCTTTTGTAGCTGCTTTTTGTAAAGCTTTTATTTGAGGTTTACTGCAGTCCTGGGCTTCATCTACTATTAAAACATCTATATCTTCTGGTGTTTCTGCTTTGAATAAAAAATTATCTATCATATCTTCAAAAGATATTTTTTTATGCACACTTCTAAAGGTGTTGTATTTTTTTATTAATTTATATAGTTGATCTTTACTATAAGGATAATAACGAGAAGGCTCACACACAGCCCAATACTTATTAAAATCTAAACCTTTACCATGTGAATGAGAACTGTACTCATATACAGGATGTTTTTCCCAACTTTTTTTATTCCAAATTTTCATAGATTGATTTTCATTACAAAATCTTTCATGTTCTTCTTTTTCATATTTTTGTAAAGGTAAATACTCTGCTTTGAAATAAGCATGTATTGTACAAATTTGATCTTCTAATCTTGTATCAGGTACACTTTGTATTTCTGGTAAACCTTTTACAGCTTTTCTAATTTCTTTTGCAGCTAAAACAGTATGAGATAAAACTACTATTCTTTCCCAAGAATATTTTTTTAACAACTCAGCATACTTATCTTTTAACCATATATGAGTTTTACCTGTTCCAGGAGGACCAGGAATAAATTCTGGTGTTTTTATATTATTCATCTTCTATCATACTTCCTGCTTCATCTCCTATGACTACAGCTTCACCTTCCCATATTATTTTTTGATTATTTGTCTTCTCTCCTTCTATTACCCACGCAATACAAGACTTGCCTTTATATTTACCACGGTCTCTTTTTGCTTTTAAAATAGTTTGAAGTTTATTAACAAGGTCAACTCTTTGTAAATTTATTCTATTCTTAATTAATTCTTTTTCAAAATTGTTTAAATCAAATTCTATTGTAGATTTTTTATCATTAAAATAAGGCAATTTATGAACAAACAATTGTTCCTTATCTGTGTACACACCTTTTACATCTAGATAATCTAAAAATATTCTTTTGAATTGTTCTTTGTCTTCTGCTTCTTTCACATAGTTTTTAGAAAACTTTCTTGCATAAAATTTAGTCATCATCATTTTTTCAAAGTCTATTGCTTTCATTCTTGGTAGCCATACTTTTGCTTGACTCATAGCTAAATCATAAAATATTTTTGGATTCATAAGTGATGCTCCATCAATCCAAACTTTTCTTTGAATCATTTCTTCTTTTTCTGGAACGTTTAAATAAACATTATATCTATCTGCACCATACTCTTCTATAAAATCAATAGTATCTTGCGATACCTGATTTGTTATGCTTTCAAAAATTCCAATCCAGTTAAACAAACCTTGAATGTTTCTATGACTGTAACCTGTAAGTTCATGAATTTTATTTACACCAAACTTTCTATCTGTTTTTCTAGTTGTAGTTCCTTTTTTTAATCTTTCTTTAACATCATCGTTTGCTGCTTCTGCAATTCTAGAAATAAATAAATCTATTTGTTCATCTGTCCAATCAGAATTCTTAACTAATACTCCTGCAATTGCTGTACAATATTCATCTCTACTTCCTGTTGTTGGATATATAATTGTCAGTGCTGCAGACAAAGCAGCTTTACCTACATCAATAAGTAAATTACCTTGATACTCTCTTATCTCTTCAAATTTTTCCCATCTTACATTTGTTTTTGATTTACTATGTAAAGACCCAGGTACTATTGTGTATCTTTTTTTTTCAGTTCTTAACTCACATATCATAGAACCGTGTGGAAAATTTTTAAAATCTTTCTCAAACTCATCTGGTAATCTAAATTGTTTAAATGGAATTTTACTTTTGTTTGACCAGAGGTAATGACTAGTTGGATTGCCATCTCTTCCAAAAATAGCACCACAATCTTTTACATAAAAATCTACAAATTTTTTTACAAACTCATTATCGATATCTAAATCAACATCGTTATCTAATCTTAATGCAATCTCTGCTGTTTCGTGATCCCTGTTCCATATATCTTTCTCTATTTTAAAATCTGGGTCGGTATACTTTTTAACCTTTGGCGTACCCTTTAAACAGGGTATAATAACCCTTCCTAAATCTAACCAATCTACATAACTTATAGGTTCTTTATTCATTTATTTTTTTATTAAGTTTTGAGTGGGCGTTTCCACTCTCGCTTCGACGCCCATCCCTGCAGGAAATTATAAACTAAATTCTTTTTTAGCTTCTTTGGTTTCAGGTTTAGCTTCTACTTCACCCTTACTTACAGACGCTGCAAAAGTTTTAGCCATGTCATAGATTCCTCTATTTTCAACAGGACCAGCTTTTGACACATCCCAACCAAACCATGTTCCTTTGTCGTTAGACATCTGAACAGTAGATAGTTTATAAATGTGGCTGTATGTTGGCGGAGTAAACAAACCATTTTTACCTTGCATCTTGATACCCATCATCATTGAGTTCCATTTTCTACTCACTTTTAATTGAGTAGACTTCATAGAAATTAATGCATGTTCTACATTTTCTGGGCTCTTTCCAAGAGTTAGCACGAAGTGATTTGCAGTGTTTTCAAGATAGTTGCCGTTCGGTAATCTATCTTTATAGTCTTTACCTCTAGTCGTTTGACTAACGATATTACTATCTGCACTATGTATCGCAACAGGTGCACCAGTGCTGGTACCTCTGTCTTGCCATTCAACATACTGTCTTTTATAAAAAACTGGTATGACATTTAAAGAGTCAAACAGTTCGTTAGTGACAGTGTTGATTATTTTGCCGGGCTCTGCGCCTTCGACATACTTACCATCTCTTTTGTTTACCTCTGGAGATAGTTGTCCCAAAATTTTTAAAAATGGTAACGCAAGATCGTCTTGCGATATATTTTGAGTACCTTGTTGTGCATCTGCTTCCATATCAAATGTTGCTAATGCTCCATTCTTTTTTTCCGTTACTTGGTTCATGTTACTTGTTCCTTTTTATTGTTGTCTTATTCTCTGAGAAAACCCCAAAGATTTCCGTTGGCATCTCTTTACCTGCCTCAATACGCTCACGGACTAACGCTTTCAAAGTCATGGGTTCTACCTTCATCTTTTGTGTCGGTTGGAACCCTTGACCTTTTGCAAGATCGGCATAATCAGCCGCCTTGTTATCTTCGTTGCGACCAAAGGATACGGATATCTCGTTTTTGATTATATCCCCTAGTCCATTATTACGAAGCCAGTTAAACGCCGTTTCTTTATTTGCTTCCGTTATGGTAGCACGATACGTCGTTGAAACTTTTAGATGTGATCCATCATGCAGCTTTAATTCTGCAAGTCCCATCTCAGACATCATAGTAGGTATAACCTCACCTGATATATGATCTCTTTTTTTTTTTAATAATTTTATATTTTCTTCTGCTGCTTCTATTGTTGAAACAACTTTTTCTAATGATTCAACTTGATCTGCAAGAGACTGAATATTATCAGTTCTTTTCATTGCATCTTGTTGATCTGCTTCAAAGTTAATTGCCATCTATTTCTCCTTTCTCGTATAAATTAATAGCAATAGGATAATATTTTCTTTCTTGCTTATCCCATTTTAGTAAATTGTATTTACCGTTTGTAATATCAGAAACTATAGAACATGCAACTCCAATTATAGCTGGATCACCTGTTAATAACAAATGATCATTCTCATTAAAATTTTTTAATCCTTTTCTTAATTTATAAATTAAAGGTCCAGGAGAAAAAATTATTTGTGAAAACTCCGGCAATAAAAATTTAAAGTCACCATATTTTTGTGCACCTATAATATTTATTTTAGGATTACCTGCTTGCGTTCCTGCAACATGTTGTATTACATAAACTATTCTTTCTGACATACCTTGACAATATAATTATAATAAGTATATTGTCAACTAGAAAGTTTAATAAATGAATTATAAATTTAAAACAAAACCTTACAAGCATCAAATGACTGCTTTAGAAAAGTCATGGAATAAAGAAACTTATGCCTATTTTATGGAAATGGGTACAGGTAAAACAAAAGTCTTAATTGATAACATGGCAATGTTATATGATAGAGGTAAAATAGATAGTGCTCTAATTATAGCACCAAAAGGTGTTGTTAAAACTTGGTATGAACAAGAACTACCTACACACCTACCAGATCATATAGAGAATGTGTCTGTATTGTGGCAATCTCATATTACAAAAACACAACAAGAAAAACTAGAAAGTTTGTTTGAAACAGAAACAGCTTTACATATTTTAGTTATGAACGTTGAAGCTTTTAGTACAGAAAAAGGTATGAAATTTGCTAGTAAATTTTTAAACTCACATAATGCGTTAATGGCTATAGATGAATCTACAACTATTAAAACACCTACAGCTAAAAGAACTAAAAATATTATTGGCCTTGGTAAAAATGCAAAGTACAAAAGAATTATGACAGGTTCTCCTGTTACAAAAAATCCATTAGATTTATATACTCAGTGTGAATTTTTAGATCCTTATCTTTTAGATCACGCTTCTTATTATTCTTTTAGAAACAGATACGCTGTAATGAAATCTATGCATGTTAGAGGTAGAACAATACAAGTTGTTGATGCTTTTCAAAACCTTGCAGAGTTATCTGATAAACTACAAGGTTTTTCTTACAGAGTATTAAAAGAAGATTGTTTAGATTTACCAGACAAAATATTTACAAAAAGACACATTACTCTTACTGGTGAACAAAGAAAATTATATGATCAAATGAAAAAAACAGCTCTTGCTACACTTAATGGCAAGATTACATCTACTGTAACTGTATTAACTCAACTCATGAGATTGCATCAAATAACTTGTGGACATTTTACAGCTGATGATGGTTCAACTCAGTTAGTTGAAAATAATAGAGTAAAAGAACTAATGAACGTATTAGAAGAAACAGAAGGCAAAGGAATTATTTGGGCAAATTATCAAAGAGATATAACTCAGATTATAGAAGCTATTGTAAAAGAATATGGTCCGGGATCCGTGGTTGACTATTATGGATTAACCCCACAAGATGAAAGACAAGATAATATTCGTAAATTTCAGTCCGACCATAAGTGCCGGTTTCTTGTTGGAACGCCCGCTACGGGCGGCTATGGGCTTACTTTAACAGCTGCAAACACCGTAATCTACTATTCTAACGGATATGACCTAGAGAAGCGTTTACAGTCCGAGGACCGTGCACACAGAATAGGTCAAACAAAATCTGTAACTTATGTAGATCTTATTGCTGAAGATACAGTCGATGAAAAAATAACAAAAGCTTTACGTAGAAAAATAAATATAGCCTCTGAAGTATTAGGTGAAGAACTTAAAGATTGGATTTAACCTACGACTTTGCCGTCTTTCCATTCCATATCTGGAAGGCCTTCAGTGTATCGTTTGCCATCGTAAGTTAAAACTTGTTTTCTGTTTGCACCAGATTCATGATAGCTAATATGTATCCAGCCGCCTGCCGGATCATCTGGATCATAAAATTCCATAATTAATTGGTCAAAGTCTACGTTATTTTGTAGCCAGTAAGCTACTTTTATATTAGGCACGCCAAATATTTCTAGGTCGCAGGCTTGGCCCTTTGCATGCTGCGAAGTTTTTTTGCTGCCGATCGCTTCACATAACGCCTCGCTCCGGTAGCCGCTGGTGATGGTCACAGGTTTGTCGAAGTGTGCACGTAAAGGTTCGAGCACCTCATAACATAGGTCTCCTAAACTTTTAATCTCACCTGCTCCTGGAGTATTGTCAATACCTTTCCGAGTCGCTGTCATCGACTTGGTCATTTCTTTTAAACTGAAGTGTTTTGAAAGTTGCATAATTTAATTTGGTATATCCGTGAGTAAAGTTATTAGAACAGCTCCCATACCTCCAACTATCCAATATTCTAATCTTTTAATTCGTTCTTGCATTTCTTTTATTTGTTCAAAGGTTTGCTTTTGCATTATTCTGCAAAGCTTTTCATGTGATTCAATTTTTTGTAATGCCGACTTTTTAGCCATTATACTCTCCTTAACCTTTGTCTGATTACTTGTTCTTCTGGGGATAGTAATGCAGTTTCAGTTGATGTCAAGTTTGTATTTTGATCTACTGTTTGAGCTTGATTACTTACAATTGGTTCAGTAGTTGCAGGCATAGGTGTTGCCGGTAAGTTAGGTGTTTGTATTGTATCTAAAGAAAAATCGTTTAAATTTATATCAAAAGTATCATCAAGAGTTAAATAATTCATTTCAGATCGCATTGATTTTAAAAAAGGAAGTGCTATTTTATACACATCATAAGTTCCTAAATTATTTGCTATTTCTTTAAATCTATCTTTTATATCCTGTGAAGGAAAGTAAGCTTCATACTTTCCTCTTCTTAAATTGTTAAAAGTTTTTGTTGAAAGTTGTCTATCTTCAAACTCTCTTCTTAAAGAGTTTATATCTGTTCCTAAAATTTGAGCAGCATTAATATTTTTAAACATTTCTTTTTGCACATCAAATCTTGCTTTGTTAGATTCATAATATCTTGTGATAATATCATTAGGATCAATTGGTCCACCTCTTAATAATCCAAAGAAACCACCTGTAAATTCTCTTCTAGCATTTCTTATACCTGTTTGATATTGAGCTATTTTAAAACCCATAGCTTTAAGTGGATTTACTTTAGTAGGTCTAAACCCTGCTAGTCCAGCTATCTGATCGTTTAATCCTAAAACTTCTCCAAGTTTATTTGGTCTTCCTGTAGCTGCTTGTGCTATTCTTATATAAGGTTTGTATTGTGGTAGTAGTGCTTCCAACAAGTGTCTAAATCTAATTTGAGTTTTATCTCCAATAGAAGTTTGATCTGTATATAAAATTTTACCTTCTCTTGTTCTACCACCTCTTGTTGTTAAATCTAATGCAGCTTCTGTCCAAATAGATTCATCTACAAAAGGAGCTGCTAATTCTTTAGCAGCTTCTTCTACACCGGCTGTAAATCCTCTTAAAATTGTATCACCATCTTTTGACGCTGATGTTATTTCGTTAAGTAAAGTTCTAAATGGATTAGCCACTACATCGTATGCATTACTATGACTAAAATCTATATATTTTAATTCACCTGTCTTTTCATCTCTCATTGGTATTAGTGTTGAGTTTCTAGACCAATCAGGAACAAACTGACGTAATGCTTCTAATTCATCTTTTGATACATTATATAATGCTTTAGATCCTTCTACTAACATCGCAGGCACTGCACCTAATGTAAAAGCCATACCAGATATTCTAGTTGCACCTATTCTATAAAACGGATTATCATTTTTAACTACTGTTCCTGTAGCTTTATCGATAACCCATGGTGCTATATTCGTTCCTATTGTTTCTTTAGAATGTCTCATTTCTTTTAATGCTTGGCCACCAATGTTTGTAGTTGTTCTTAACATTTCAGATGGGAAAGACATAAAGTTACCAACCGGTAATAGTCTTGCTGTTCTTACAAAATCTCCAACAAAATTATAATTTGGAACTGTATTTTTAACTATATCAGCTGTATCTTTTTTAAGTTTAGCTAAAAACTCTGCGTTATTTGGATCAATTTTAACACCTCTTCTAATACCATCTTTTAATAAAGCGTCTTGTCTTCTATTTAATTCTACAAAGTAGTTTGTAATTTTCCAAAAATCATCTTCCGCAACATACTTACCTTGTAGGTATTCTGGTATTTTTTTAAGTTTTGCTAACATAGGATTAACAACTTTATCTAAATCCATAATACT